TTTACTTGACGTTCACTTGCGTAGCTTGGTTATGCACTTTGCTGCACTGCGTATAATCCAAATTCTTTTGAATTACCCCGCCGGAGGCTTTTCTTTTGTTCTTTTTTTTATCATTTCATTTCTTTTGTTTTGTTCGTATTCTCTTCGTTCTTGGTTTACTTGGTCGTCTCCGTATCCTAATTTTTTATTGATTTTTTGATACCATTTTTGTAAGTCGTTGAATTGTTTTTGTTGTTCTGTGGTTTTTATTTCTATTTTTTCTTTCATTATGTATCTTATTCCTTTGTTCATTTTTTCTATCCATAGTTTTTCTTTTTCTTCTTCTGTGTATATTTTATTTCTGTAGTATAGTGGTAATGCTATTTCGTGTCCTGTTTTAGTTTTGTACGTTTCTTTTGTTTTATGAGGTTTGTATTGGTTTGTTAATTGGTTTCTTTTTTCTATCCATGCTTTGCCTATACCTTTTGATGTTAGTATTTTTGGTTTATAATATTTGTGTATTTCGTCTATTTTTGTTACGTATTTGATTATGTAGTTTATTGTTCTGTCGTTTACGTAATTTTCTTGTTTGTCTCCTTTGCCTTTCCACATCCAGCCGTATGACCATATTTTTTCTATTTCCGCTAGCGGTAGGTCTGTCCATATTATTCCGTGTATGTGTATGTTTTCTGTTCCGTTGTGTCCTAGTTCTGTTATTAGCCAATGTTTTATGCTTTTTTTGTATTTTTTGCGGTATCTTTCTAAGAATTTTCTTACCGCTTTGGTTGCTATTTCGTTGTCTAACTCGTATCCTGTTAGGTTTTTTATTTCTTCTGTTATTTTTTTTATGCTTTCGTTGTTGAATGTTAGTGTTACGAATTTTCCTCTTTTGTCGTGTTTTATTTCTTCATATAGTCTTACTTGCCATCCTCTTGCTCTTTGTTTTGTACATTCAATACAGCGGCCACATCCTACTTGAACATATTTTGTTCTTTCGTCTGTGGCCGTGGGTATTATGCCGCCATTTTTTTTGTTTGGCGTGTATTTTCTGTTTTTTATTTCTTTTGGATATAGGCACATTTATTGTGCTTGAATTTGGCTCATGTTTTTTAGTCCGTTTGCTACGGTTCCGATGCCTTGTATTATTGTTTGAGTTAATAGTAATGATTTTTCTTTGTCCATTAGTCCTGCGCTGCTGAGCAGTTGTTGTATGTGTGCTTGCATTTGCGATTGGTTTGTTTTGCTTGCTTCTATTTGTTGTTGTAGGTTGCTTACTTGTTCATTTGTTAATGTGATTCCTGCTTTCATTGCTGCTCCTTGAATTACGGCGTTTATTGTTTGTTGTTTTACGTTTTGTATTATTGATTCTTTTGTTTCACTGAATTGCCAGTTACTGTTTTGTATTTGTACTGCTTGTTGGTTTATCAGGTCTACTTCGCTTGCTAATTTTGTTTGTATGTATCCTTTATCGCTTATGTCTGCTTGTATTCCTTTTTGTATGTTTGCTATTGCTGTGTTTACTTTTGTTAATGCTGTTTGTGCTTGTGTATTTTCTGTAGTTGCTTGGACGCTTGTTGTTTGTGCTTGTTGTAATTGTGTTGTCGGGCCTGCTGTGTTTGTTGCGTCTGTGTTGTTTTTGTTTGCTATGCTTTTGTTTACTTCGATTTGGCTTTGTATTAGTGCTGTTTGTGTTGCCATTTGCATTCCTAGGCCTGCGGTTTGTATCGGTTCTTGTCCTGTTCCGTGTGGTGCTTGGCCTGCTGTTACGTTTCCCGCTGCTAGGTTGGCTGTTACTCCTCCGCCTCCGCCTTGTCCATACATGAGTGCAGGATTTAATCCTGCTGCTTCTAGCTGTTTTTTTTGTGCTTGGTAGCTTGTTGCGTTCCATAGTTGTTCTTGTAGTTGTTCGTTGTATTTTCCCATTTGTTGCTGTCCAGCTATTTGCATGTCTTGTAATTTTTGTTGCTGATTTATTTGTCTTTTATCTTCGTGGCCTTCTAGGAGTAATCCTAGTCCGGCTCCTGCTACTTGTCCTATTGGATTTGCGATTGTGTTCCAGATACTGCTTTTTTGATCTTGTGCCATTTTTGGTTGTTTTGTGGCTTTTTTAGCCGGTTTATTGTTGTTGGTGGTGTTCTGTTACCTTTTTGTTTTTTTTAAGGCTTATTTGGCCTTATTTTGCTTTTCGCGCTTTTTAAGCGTTTACTCTTTACTTGATAATATAGAATACATGCGTACCGCTGTATTTATATAATTTTTTTGTATTATGTCGTTAATGTATTGGCTCCTGTTTCAGGACTGTTTGCTATGTCAATTATTTTGGGTTCTTTTGTTTTTTGTAGATCATCTTTTTCTTTTATTTTTTGCTCTCTTTTTGCTCTGTTGGATTTTTCTACTGTGTTCATTGCTTCGATGGCTATTTCGAATCGATCTGTCCTTATGTCGAATTCGGGTTGTACTCCGTGCTTCCGCTCTGTGTATATGATTGGTGCGCCGTCGCTGATTGGTTCTTTGTTGTTTACGATTCTTCGTATTTTTTCTTCTATTGTTTCTGCTTCGTATTGTGCTTCTGTTGTGTTAATACTTGTTGGTATTATTGGGTTTTTTTTGTACATTTTTTTTGTTTTATTGGTTTGAAAATTGTGCGTTTTTTTTGAATGCGCACCCCTCTTTTTTGGTTTTATAGGTTTGGCATTACTTTTGCACTCATTTTTCTTCTTGCTGTGATGTTTACTGCAATTTGTGTCCAAAAATTTTGTGCGTCTAGTGCTGTTTCTGCGAATATTTGATTATATTTTGTTGGGTCTATTATTGTTGTCATGTCCTTGATGCTTTGTGTTGTTGGGTCATATTCGTATGATCTATTTAGTGTCATGAACATTTCATTGTCTTGGATGGCGAAGTTGCCTCTTGTTTGGTTGACATTTGTCATGTAGTTAATCCAAGCTGGCTGTTTTCCTATGCTTCTGTATACTGGTTCACCTGAACTTATGTCTGTTCCAAACCATGCTGCCTGTTCTGTTATTAGCTCCTGAAATCCTATTTCGTCTAAGGCTGGTTTGTGTAGATCGTCCATGGTTTGTAGGTTTACATCCCACTTGTTTCCTTGGCTGTAATCTAGTCTTGGTGTAAGGCTTACGATGGCTATTATGTAGCTTGGTTCGTCTACTCTTATTATTGCCTTTCCTCCTTTGTGTTTGTTTGCCATTGTTCCCCTTCCGGCTAGTGTTCCTAATGGTTGTCCTTCGCTGTCGCTGTTACTTACTACTGCTTGGAATATTAGCTCTTTGCTTAATCCTCCGTGATAGATTGGGCTTTCTGCTCTTGTGATTCTGTCATTGTCGTACACTGCGTCTAGCCAGTCGTCATATGTGCCTCCGCTGACTGCTACTCTGTTTAGCATGTCATATACTTTTTTGCTTAGATTGAGTGTATCTATTGTGAAACTTCCTGCACTTGTATCTATTGCTGTGACTGCGCTTATGCCTCCCATTCCATCTATTGTTTCTGTGTTTATCCAGTTGTTTAGCAGGTCTGATTGATATGTTTTTAACGCTAATCCTCCTTGGTTGACCATGTATGGTGAGTAGCCTGTCATTGTATCCCATTCCAATATGCTTTCATATGGACTGTCTGCGGCTGCATTTGCTAGTACATTGAAGGCTGGATTTATTCCTGCTCCTTGTAGTATTTTTTCTCGCATTTGATCTATTGTGTCTAGGTCGAACATTTTTATTACTGGTGTTCCGGTTGTTATCTGTGTTTGGCTTGCATAGTTCCAGTATGCGAATGTAATTTGCCCGTTTTGTCCGCCGTTGACTTCGTATGTTTCAGTTGTGCTTGTGCTTGCTATTTTGGTAGCTACTTGGCTTAACGATACGTAATTTTCTGTTGTGTTGTGTAGCAATATTTGTTGTGGATTCGTTGGTGTTGTTGCGAATGTTACTACGAATTTGTGGCTTTGGAATAGTTGTATTTGTGCTCCGCCGGGTGCTTGTGCTACTGCTGTTGTGTCGTAAGTGATTCCGCTTATATTTTTTGCTGGTGCTGGATTTTGATTACTTATCATTCCTCCCTGTTCTTGTTTGTTTGCATAGTAATTTTTGTAGATTTCCCAGTATGCCAGCAGTGGTATTGCATTGAAGTCTCTGCTTTTGTATCCTGGATAGTTACTTGCTCCGATTCCTCTTATGCCTAGATATGATAATATGTTGCTTGGGTTTATTTGGAAGTTGTCTATGTTTTTGGCTTGTGGTGTGGTTATTGTGGAGTATGCCTGTAATGTTATCACTGGTAGTTTTATTTGTGCCATATTCATTCCAATTCCTAGTTTGTTGTTGTGTAGTGTACCTTGGTATAGGCGTATTGGTGCTTGGAATATATCTAATTGTACTTTGAAGCTGCCGAACAATGGTCCTACGGTTGGGTGTGTTAGTACATTGCAGTCGAGTTCTATATCGAATGTATCTCCCGGTAGTGCGACTTCGCACATGAATGGCACTAGTGTTCCTGCGCTCATTGTGCTTCTCCAGATGTAGCTTAAGTCGTGTGTTGATCTTTCGTAGCCTTTTAGGTGTACGGTTTGTTTTTTCCCAGATCCTAGGCGGTCTCCGCCTAATGTTTTAGTTTGTCCCATTTTTTTTGTTTTTTTAGTTTTTGGAATTTGTTATTTGTTGTTTGTAAGTTGTTGTGCTGTTTCATTTACCATTATGGCCATTGTGAGTATTATGTTCCATTTTTCTTTTTCTATGTACTGTTCGCATTCTTCTTCTGACAGTAATGGCTGGTTGTTTAATCTGTATTTTCCTATTAGTATTGTGTGGTGTTTTTCTTCGGTTATTACTATTGTGAATGGAGTGTCTTTGATTTTTTTGTATTCTATTGGTTTAGAAGAGTTTTGTTTGTTTGTATTTGTTTTTTCGGCATTCGTTTGTATATCGAATACTTCCTGTGTTTCTGTGTACATTTTTTTCTATTTTTTTGTTTGTGATAGTGTATTCTTCATTTCTTTTTTTGTCGGTGATTACTTCACCTGTTTCTATGTCTATGTTTATTGTGTATGATCTCCAAGTTATTTCTTGGTTTGTGAATGCTGTATTCATTTTTCATTATTTTTTTGTTTTTGTGTTGGTTTGTTCTATTAGTTCTAGGTCTTTGATTTTGTCTATTGTTTTTCTTCCTACGTTTATGTGCATTTTTGCACCTGTTTTCGTGGTTATTTCTACGTATAGTAGTTCTTTACCTTCGATGTTTTTGATTGCTTTTGTGGTTACGTTTGCTTCCATGTTTTTTGTTTTTTGTTGGTTAATAATTTGCTAATTTATATTTTGTTTTTTGTATTTCCTAATTTTATTTTTTGCCGTTTGGTTTTGTTGTTTTACTTGACGTTCACTTGCGTAGCTTGGTTATGCACTTTGCTGCACTGCGTATAATCCAAATTCTTTTGAATTACCCCGCCGGAGGCTTTTCTTTTGTTCTTTTTTTTATCATTTCATTTCTTTTGTTTTGTTCGTATTCTCTTCGTTCTTGGTTTACTTGGTCGTCTCCGTATCCTAATTTTTTATTGATTTTTTGATACCATTTTTGTAAGTCGTTGAATTGTTTTTGTTGTTCTGTGGTTTTTATTTCTATTTTTTCTTTCATTATGTATCTTATTCCTTTGTTCATTTTTTCTATCCATAGTTTTTCTTTTTCTTCTTCTGTGTATATTTTATTTCTGTAGTATAGTGGTAATGCTATTTCGTGTCCTGTTTTAGTTTTGTACGTTTCTTTTGTTTTATGAGGTTTGTATTGGTTTGTTAATTGGTTTCTTTTTTCTATCCATGCTTTGCCTATACCTTTTGATGTTAGTATTTTTGGTTTATAATATTTGTGTATTTCGTCTATTTTTGTTACGTATTTGATTATGTAGTTTATTGTTCTGTCGTTTACGTAATTTTCTTGTTTGTCTCCTTTGCCTTTCCACATCCAGCCGTATGACCATATTTTTTCTATTTCCGTTAGCGGTAGGTCTGTCCATATTATTCCGTGTATGTGTATGTTTTCTGTTCCGTTGTGTCCTAGTTCTGTTATTAGCCAATGTTTTATGCTTTTTT